TTACTGGATTGAGCCTGACGATGAATATTTTAATAGTTTGGATTGCTCACCCCACTCCTGCACTCTCACACATCGGGCAAGTGTTTCGATGGTAATTTCAGAATTCTTTGATTCAATGCTGGCAGTCACTATATCAGGCGCCAGCCCAGCCAGTCGTGCAATCCGACTAGTCTGGGCTAAATCCAGACCTTCAACTTCTGCAATTTCGGTTAATGACCGGTACTTGCCATCATCCAGCAGCCACTGCCAGTAATGTGCCAAACCCAAGGCTCTTATCATCGGGCTGTCTTTGATGCATTTGCGTGCCGCTCGCTCGATGACCGCCTCCTTTTGAAACTGCTGTGGCGCATCAATCGGTGTGATGATTTCACAACGCACACCGCGTTTGACCAGGGTCCACGGAATAAATGTCTCCATTTGCACACCACCTGCTGGCGCGGGAGTTTGGAAGGTTACCGGTTCCCCGGTCATCACGCCTTTGTTGTTTTTTGCCATGGTGTCCTTTACCTGAAACTTTCAATCAGAACGCGTTGGGCCTGCCAATCCGCTGGAAAGCGATGACGAAGAAACCACATCAGATTCATTCTGCGCGGCTGTGTGCCGCGCATCAGCTGGTCGATGATGTCGGGTGCCAGCAGGGTCAAGCGCAGTGATGCATTGACCACCGGATGGGTCAATCCTTCTTTTTGTGCAATCTCCACTCCGCTTTTTACTGCTCCGGCGTCAAGTAAGCTTCTCCAGTAATACGCTCGCGCCAATGCGGCTAAAAATGTGGTGTTGTGAGCCACCACGTCCGTGCCGTCCATTTGCAGAACTCCACGCCGCTGGAACGCCAAGGGTATAAAGGTTTCCAGATTGTTGTTCATGCAGTTATCTCCATCTCGACCAATTCAGCACCAATGGTCTGCGATGCAAATTCTTTGATGAGTTCCTTCCAACCCAGTGAATGCCATTTGATCTTGAGCCCTCCGATGACCAAGTCCACGCGCTCGATCATCAGTTTGACGATGCGAATTCGCTCGACCGGGTACAACTGCTCCCATACGTCACCCAACCGGTGCATGGCCATGACGGCTTCATCTTCACCGATCTGGGCGCCATTAATTTCAATGCATTTACAAACGGCCGCGATGGACTCCGGGCTAGAGAGCACGGTTTTGATTTGTGCAACGGTTGCAGCTTCGATCTCGGCGGCTGGAATTCGCGCATGGGTTTTGCCATGGGCACCGAATTTCATTTCAGATTTAGAAACGTAGTAACGGTACTTGATTTTGTTCTTGCTTGCATAGGTCGGATACATGGGCTCACCCGTCTGCCCGAACAACAGACCACGCAGCAATGCATCCGTACTGCCTCTGGTTTGCGTTTCTGCTGAACGGATATGTGGGTCACGTGCCAGCACTTCCTGCACCTTGCCCCACAATCCGTGGTCAATGATGGGATCATGTGCGCCCGCAAACCAACTGCCCTTGTGTGACAACTCGCCCAAGTAGATGCGATTGCGCAGTAGCTTATACAAATATTTCCGGTCCATCTGGACACCACTGCGTATCTGACCTTCCTGCGTTGTCCAAGCTTTGGTGGTAATGCCCTCGCTCGTCAGTCCTTCTGCAATTCGGGTTGGCGATCCGATAGTGAGCATTTCACCAAAAATGCGCTGCACCAATTGCGCCTCGGTCTCGTTAATTACCAACATCCGGTTGACCACGTCGTAGCCCAAGGGCGGAACGCCCCCCATCCACAACCCTTTACGTTTAGCGGCAGCGATTTTGTCGCGGATACGCTCGCCGGTGACCTCACGTTCAAACTGGGCAAATGACAACAATACGTTGAGCATCAATCGCCCCATGGACGTGGTGGTATTGAATTGCTGGGTTACCGAGACAAATGACACCCCCTGTCGCTCGAACACTTCCACCATTTTGGAGAAATCGGCCAGACTGCGGGTCAGCCGGTCAATTTTGTAGACCACCACGATGTCAATCAAACCGCGCTCTATATCTTTCATTAAGCGCTTGAGTCCAGGTCGCTCAGTGTTACCACCGGAATATCCCGGGTCGTCGTAGTCATCGGCAACTGGTATCCAGCCCTCCGAGCGTTGGCTGGCAACATAGGACTGCCCTGCCTCTTTCTGCGCATCAATGGAGTTGAATTCCTGATCCAGTCGTTCGTCACTGGAAACCCGACAATACACCGCACATCGCTTTCGCGGTTTGGGTGATGCAATTTGTGTAGCGACGTTCACGCAGCCTCCTTGCGGTTGGTTTTGAGGCCAAAAAACAGAGGCCCAGACCACTGCGTGCCAGAGATATGCCTAGCCACCGACGATAAGCTCTTGAACTGTTTTCCCTCATAGTCAAACTTGCCTTCGGCCGTCACTGTGACTTTATGGTCACGCGCACCCCACTCGCGTACCAGCACCGTGCCAGGCATCAATTCAATGACTGGTGCAATCTGACGGCCTTTAATTTTGGAGTGCTTCATGCCAATATTGACTAACTTGCGTCGTGTCTCAGCGGACAGACCGCCAAAGGCTTCTTCTTGGATTTTGTAGGCAACCCGCGCCTCTATGTAACTTCGGTTGGTCTTGTCTGGACGCTGTCTAAAAAATCGATCCCACAATGCCCATAAATCTGACATTGGGAGGTTAGACAGTGCCGCCACTTGGGCTGCCACGGATGTCGTGGTGTCATTCATTTGAAACTCCTTTGTTGGTAGAGGTTCGTATGAACGCGCTGGTGACCAGAATAGTCAAGCCCAACTTGTCTTTCTTTGGCCTCTGTAGCATCTATATCACTCTTATACGGGCGTACGATAGCTGCAGCCAAAATGGTGGTGATTTCAAACGCGCGCTGGGCTGCTGATAGCTTGTCTGGTGGAGTGAGAAGTATGTGTTTCATGGTTGGCAATAGGCATAGAAAAGACCCGCCAATCATGATTCAAATCGCCCAAGAAGGTGCGCAACGTAGGGTAAGGCGAGGTAACGGGATCAAGCTTCACGCACCGATATACCAATACAGAGATGCATTGCACATTCATACAAACGATGTAAATTTACAACAATTGCTTTTTTCAGAAATCACCTATTGGTAACAAAAAAAGATTGCCATATACTGTTTTTTTATACAGTTATTCTGAGGAGCAAAAATGTCAAATCCAGAAACCAAATTCACCTTGATGCCAGAACTTGATGCCAATGATTTGCGGCTAACCGTGCCAAGAAAGAAGCCTACCGATGATGCAGGTGAGTCATTATTACCTCATATGGAATATTTTGTAACGCTTTCTCGCCGGGTAAAACAACCGCTTCGTTTACTGCATTTGGTAGAGTGCATCGGTCTGAATCAAGTACCGCAAGTAGTACAGGATTATGCAAAAACCGCTAAAGCAGCACTGCCTGCAACGGTTCGGCGTCAATTTTATGAATGGTTGGCCAACCAGCCCAAGGAATTACAAATACGACTCAATAAATGTTGCGACCGGATCCAGGCACTGCGCGATGACTTTGGCATCCAAGCAGTTATGTCACAACTCGATAAGAAAAACGAAAATGACGCTGCTGCATTAGCTGAGCCTTCCGATCGATTTACCCGTGCACTCTATCTTTTTATGCAACAAGAATTTCCTGAGCCTGATCGAGAACAAGACCGCAGATTCGAGCTGGCGGAGTGGCGGCAATCTATCAATCACCAATGGTCGAACCAGGATTACGCCAGCCATTTTCTCGGACCCAAAGACGCAATACCGCGTACGGACGTGGAGGTTGCAGACCAATTAAAACAAATGATCAGTGAGTTGTTTGAAGAAGTGGATGCCGCAGACATTCTGATTCAGTTCTTTCACAATCAGGATAAATCGCACACAAGCCGTCATGACGGTTCAGTTGATGAGCCAGGTGCACCACAAATGCGGCAACATACGATCACTGCAACTTTTAACGGCACCATGGCTTTTTACAAAAAAGTGGAAGCTGCTGAGGTCATCGAAAAAGAAGAAATTGCTGCCTTGGATATAGTATTTTCCTGGGAGCCAGAAAGTGGCATGCTGGGAGTATTCTGCAAAGAAAAGTCTGTACGCAGCCAGCTCGCTACGCTCTTTCAAAAGGTCGTACTTGCCAGTGATGTGGCAGTGACGGGTCTGCCGATGTGCAGCTTTGACCTCAAAGAATTTGGCTCCAGTTCGATTTTACAAAAGATTTCCAACGCCACTATCCCCGGAGTGCAATCCATCAGCATTCAAAAAATTCGTTTAAGTCATCAATTAAGTGAAGTAAATGGCGCTGCTACGCAACCGAGTGAGACTAAGCGAAAAATTTGCAGCCACCAGGAAATATGGCGTGATCGACGCGACCAACGCAATATCTATGAAATTGCCCAGAATGATTTCAAAATTCAGAGCTTGGACGGCGATGATATTTCCAAGGTCAACCTGTGCTTTTCCATCGCCAAGCAAGCACACCGCAAAGCCCATAATATCGCCGTACAAATTACCAGTCCGAATGGACTGAGCAGTCGATGTAAAACATCGGAGGATGTGCTGCTGATGCGCCAACAGTTGATCAAATTAGGCATCATGACGGAAGTCGCTGCAGCGTGAAACTGTCCCCGTTTGTCAGATTCTTTGATCTGATCAATAGTCTGCCCAATCTCAATGATGTTTTCTTTGAAAATAAATTGCAGGAATACCGGGCAGACTTTCTAGACAGAGGATGGGTCAAAGCAATCGGCTATCTGACCCATCACATTGTCGAGTACTTGGATGACACGATAGAGGTCGAGATTGAAATTGATCGAGCACTAGGCATTTATCGCTATCAAAACCCACACAGGATACGTCATATCATCACAGCACCACTCTGGGAAGTCACGATGTATGCGGTCAATATGTCCAAATGGCTAGACGATTTGGCTGATCTTTTGAAAATTCACCCAAAGTCCCGACCGAACAACCCAGAGTTGGCACAAGACCATGTATGGTATCTGGGCGATATTGCATTTCCTGCCATGGATGTGCAAACCAAAATAGCCGTGGCACGATGCCAACGCGGCGGAGCAGATGCACTTATCCAACACACCCTGGAAGATCATTTTGACAGTGGCGATGTGATGGTTTTGGTAGACACGGTATCAACCACAAAGCCCCAGGATGAGTACCCGAAACGCTGTCTGGCAGATTTCGTTAATTTCTCAGACCACCAAAACACCTTCGATCACAAGATGCTGAACCGGATTGTGCAGCGAAACAGGGGCAAACCGTCGGAAAAGAAACTCCATGAATATCTGGACGGAAAGATGCTGATGCTGGGTCACTTTATAGAGCCAATCGCTTTAACACCAACCCAAGTCAAAATCGTACAACGCGCTTGGGGGCAGCAAGAAAAAGTACCCCCCATCGTATCCTGGAGTGAAATGAATGCAGACAAAAAGATTGGATATACATCTTTTGAAGATGTGTTCGGCGGAAAAGTAGCTCGCGAAAATATTTTTACTCTGGTTTCGCGTGGCAAATATCGCCTACGTCGTTCAGAAACTAAAAAACCATAAAGAAACCATAAATCTCACCCCAAATCGACCATAAATTGCAGAAGGAATATCGGTGTGCATTCCAAACAGGAGGTACATCGAAATGCAAAGCAACCAACTTTTTATCCAATCTGACCGCGTTCAGCGGCACACGTCTCGCCCGGTAGCGCAGCGCATCGCAATTGACGAACACGAGTTGTCCCAACGCTGGGGACTGTCCGTCAAAACACTGCGCCGGTGGCGCCAGTCCGGAAATTTAGGCCCCATTTTTTGCAAGATGGGCGCCAGGGTCACCTATCTCATCTCTGAGGTCGAAGCCTACGAACGCAGGGTGTCGCGCCACTCCACATTCAGTTCTGTCTACCAATGAAAGGAGTAGCGACCATGACCGACCTTACCACCTTTCTGGCTGACCTGACTGAGCTCTCTACGTCCCAATTTGCCAAACTGAGCCCAGAGCAAAAAAACGATACGAAACGCTATCTTGACCAATTAAGCCATGCGGTTAAAAGCGCACAAGTCAAATTCGATGCTGCATTGCTGCAATGCTATGGCGAACGGGCACAAGCTGCATTACGTGAATCTGGCCGTGATTTTGGCACGACTTACATCACAGACGGACCGCTGCGTATTAAGTTCGAACTCCCCAAAAAAGTCACTTGGAATCAAAAGCAGTTAGGCGAGATCGCCGAGCGCGTCGTGGCATCTGGTGAACAAGTCAAGAGCTACATCGACATCAAGTTATCGGTATCGGAATCCCGCTACAGCAACTGGCCACCCACGCTGCAACAGCAATTTGCTGCTGCACGCACGGTGGAGCCCGGCAAACCGTCGTTCACCCTTTCTATTGATACCGAGGAATCGTAATCATGCTTCCCATCATTACTGCTGATGAGCGGCGTGCGCAGCGCCGTGGTGTCAAGATTGTGTTGTTGGGTGTCAGTGGCATTGGCAAGACCACCCAACTCAAATCCCTTGATTCCCGTTCAACGCTGTTCATTGATTTGGAAGCCGGCGACCTGTCGGTCTCTGAATGGAATGGCGACTGCCTGCGACCACGCACCTGGCCTGAATTTCGGGATTTGGTAGTCTATCTGTCTGGGCCGAATCCGGCATTGCCCGACCATGTACCGTTTTCACAGGCGCACTTTGACCATGTGTGCTCGATCTACGGCGACCCTGCCAGTCTGAATAAATACCAGAACTACTTCTGTGACTCCATCACGGCACTCTCGCGCCTGTGTTTTAACTGGTGTAAGAGCCAGCCAGCAGCGTTTTCTGAGCGCACCGGCAAACCGGACTCGCGTGGTGCTTATGGTCTGCTCGGTCAGGAAATGGTCACGGCGCTGACCCACTTGCAGCATGCCCGTGGCAAAAACGTGATTTTTGTAGCGATTCTGGACTGCAAGACCGACGACTTCGGCCGCAAGGTATTCACGCCACAAATCGAAGGCAGCGCCACAGCGTTGCAGTTACCTGGGATCGTTGACGAGGTGGTGACACTGGCTGAAATCAGAGCTGATGACGGTAGCTCGTACCGCGCATTTGTCACGCAAACCATCAATCCCTATGGCTATCCGGCCAAAGACCGCAGCGGTCGACTCGACCTGCTGGAGCCACCCGACTTAGGCGCCCTGATTGCCAAATGCGCTGGCGCTGGCACGGCTGCCCCTGCACAACATCTACTAACACCCACCCCCACTGATTCCAAGGAGTAACTGACATGAACGACAACAACATGACAACCAACGCATGGTCTGATTTTAACGATGCTGAAAGCCAACAATCTGGTTTCAACCTGATACCCAAGGGTGTGCTCGCGCCTGTGCGCATGACGCTCAAGCCTGGGGGGCATTATGACGAAAGCCATGGCTGGAACGACGGCTACCCGACCCAAACGACCAGAACTGGGGCGGTGTATTTGGCCGCTGAATTCGTCATTACCAGCGGCGAATATGCCAAGCGCAAAATCTGGTCGAATATTGGTCTGTATTCACCCAAAGGCGCGACCTGGGGTCAGATGGGCAGAACCTTTATACGTGCAGCACTCAATAGCGCACATGGCATACAGCCACAAGACAACAGCCCCCAGGCTGCTGCAGCCCGACGCATTCAGAGTTTTGCTGACCTCGATGGTTTGGAGTTCGCGGTAAGAGTCGACATTGAGCAAGACGATCGGGGCGATGCACAGAACGTGGTCAAGGTCGCTGTCGAACCCGACCATCCGGACTATGCCCGCATCTTGAGCGGCACGCCAAGGTCGGCCGGAAACAATACTACTCCAGCCAGTAAACCCACTACAGCAACCTTGACTGGATCGGCTCCCACTCCGAAGCCGCAACCCTCACCGGTGTCTGGCAAACCATCATGGGCGCAGTAAGGAGGAAGCATGAAATGCTGGATCTGTTCACGCCAAGCCCGGGGGTATGGTCACGCCGACACCCGGCACCGCACAGGAGAGTCCCAGCGCTATGTGCTGGACTGGGTGTTTTGCTCCGACCGCTGTCAAAACGCGTTTCACACTATGTACGGCAACTGGGTGCGTTTGAAGGACGAACTCGTCGACTCCAGGGGGGACACCATGATCAACATGACTGACATTGAACGTAACGCCATGGTTAGGTGCCTCAAGGCCTTCGGCGACGCAGCCGGAGCTATTGGGTTCACGAAACCACTGGGTGACTATTCGGAATCCGAAGCTTTGATGGTCGTTGATGCAATTGTGACTTGTTTCACCCAAGCCATGGTAGAGCACCACGAAAAATCCAAGTATCCACCGGTACGTGGTTTACCAGCGGTTCCGGACCCGATGGCCAATCCGTTTGCCGGCATGGAAAACGATCTTGATTGGGAGGATGCAGATGTGCAGCCGACCACCATGACAAGGAGGAAAAAGTAATGCAAAAAGATGCTATCGACCAACCTGATTCAGACCGGGTCATTTCGCGTCGCCAACCTCGATCTTTGGCTGACCGACTTTGGAGTCGGGTAGATAAGAGTTCGGGCACTGATGGCTGCTGGCTCTGGCAGGGAAGCGTCAATGAAAGGGGCTACGGGCAGATACGCGATGAGCCCGTAGGTAATGCCATTCGCGGAATCAAGACAACAACCCACCGCGCGGTCTGGACTCTAACCCATGGACTGATTCCAGAAGGCATGAGTGTCTGCCACCGGTGTGACACCCCCCGTTGCGTGAATCCATCGCACCTGTGGCTTGGAACCCATGCTGAAAACCTTGGAGATATGAAGACCAAAGGTCGAGCTGCGCGTGGTGACCGCAGTGGCACGGCACGACTCAATTCAAAACAGGTACGTGTGATTCGTAAGGTTTTGAGTGCCGGAGGATGCACCCGTACTGACCTTGCTGTTCTTGTCGCAGTGAGCACCAACACCATCGACAACATAGCAAATAAACTGACATGGAGACATATTGATGCTTGACTTTAACCATCGACCATCGTTTCAGGATCGTTTGACTCAACTGATTGACACTGCATTGGATTTGGAACGCTCTGGTCAAGTGCAGCGTGATTACTTGGGCGCATCCCGGCTTGGCGCGAACTGCGAACGAGCGCTTCAGTACGAATTTACACACGCTCCCATGGACCCAGGACGTGGGTTTTCAGGGCGGATATTGCGTGTTTTCGAAGTTGGCCACTTACTGGAGGATCTGGTCGTTCGCTGGTTGCGACTATCTGGATTTGAACTCTACAACCAAAAAGCAAATGGCAGTCAGTTTGGCTTTTCGGCTCTAGACGGGCGACTTAAGGGCCATGTTGATGGAATCATCACAGCCGCACCACCCGAGCTTGGTCTGACTTTCCCCATGCTTTTCGAATGCAAAACGATGGCGGACAAGCATTGGAAAGCCTGCGCCAAGTCAGGTGTTGCTATAGCAAAACCGATCTACGCCGCGCAAATTTCAATTTACCAAGCCTACATGGAAGGAACCGTTGAGGGCATTAGTGTCAACCCAGCACTTTTGATCGCCATCAACAAGGACACCCAAGACATTTACGCTGAGCTGGTGCCGTTCGATGCAGCACTAGCGCAAGCGATATCCGACCGGGGTGTGAGGGTGATTGCCGCTACCGAGGCGGGTGAATTGCTGCCTCGCGCCTACCTTGATGCCACCCACTTTGAATGCAAGTTTTGCGCGTGGCAAGACCGCTGCTGGAGGACAACCCCATGAACCCAACCCAACAACCATTTCAAACAGACATTGAACCGATGATTGATGCCAAACAAGCTGCGTGCGCCCTGAGACTGCCCCTGTACTGGTTTGGCGATCCCAAGATGCGCAGCAAACACCGTATCCCGCACTACCTGCTGGGTGGGTTAGTACGCTTTCGCATGCAGGAATTGAGCCGCTGGGCTGCCAACAGCAGTACAGCGGTGAACTCTGACACCAATAACCCAAAGCCGGAGGACGCCAGCCATGATGGACTTTAACGAGGTCACAACGGTATCTTCACCGACCAACGATGGTAACCGCGAAGAGATTCGCGCCAGTTTGCTGCTGCGGCTTGAGTCTGTGCTGTCAAGCATGTACCCGGCTGGCAAGATCAAGCGCGGCAAGTTTCTGGTCGGTGACGTTCTGGGCAGCCCCGGCGACAGTCTGGAGATCGTGGTCAGCGGCGCAAAGGCAGGACTGTGGACCGATCGGGCAACCGGTCAGGGCGGAGATATTTTTGATCTGATTTCCGGACATTTATCGCTCAACGTCCATACCGACTTTGCCAAGGTGCTGGGTTTTGCGGCGCAACTGATCGGAAAAGCACCACCGAAGACAACGCACAAACGCAAGGCCATGCCTGCTGTTGATGAACTGGGGCCAGCAACAGCCAAATGGGAATACCAGGACGCCGAGGGCAAACTGATCGCTATTGTGTACCGTTACGACCCTGTAGGCGGCAAAAAAGAGTTCCGCCCTTGGGATGTCAAGCGCAAGAAAATGGCGCCCCCTGAACCCAGACCACTCTACAACCAGCCGGGCCTACTGCAATCGGATCGGGTGGTGTTAGTCGAAGGTGAAAAGTGTGCGCAAGCACTGATTGATGCAGGTATCTGCGCCACCACCGCCATGCATGGTGCCAACGCGCCGGTGGACAAAACCGACTGGTCGCCGCTTGCGGGCAAAGCCGTGATCATTTGGCCCGACAAGGACAAGCCAGGGTGGGAATATGCAGAAAACGCAGCTCAAGCCGTTTTAAATGCCGGTGCGCTTAGTTGCGTCATCATTTACCCACCCGAAGGTCAACCTGAAGGCTGGGACTGCGCCGATGCTGTAGCGCAAGGAATGGATGTCAAAGACATCATCGCCAGCAGTCCGGTTATGACTGTTTACAGACCAGATGTCGGCACCGAAAATTCTGGCAAACAGTCCACCAAAGCTATCGGCAATAACGTGGAGACTTCTGTCTGGGGCAGTGACGATGCGCTGGCTTTGGCCTTTACCCAGCATTACAAAGACGACTGGCGCTACGTTGCTGCATGGGGCAAATGGCTGATGTGGGATGGTCAGAAATGGCGCAGCGAAGACACACTGGCGGCCTCTGACCTGGTACGTCACGTATGCAGAGCCGCTTCTTTAAATGCCAGCAGCAGTAAAAAAGCTGAAAAGCTAGCAGCATCCAGCACGATCGGTGGCGTTGAACGACTGGCGAGATCAGATCGCCGACACGCCGGCACCTCTGATGAATGGGATGCAGACCCTTGGATTATTAATACCAGTGGCGGTGTAGTGGATTTGCGCACCGGACAGATGCGGGGGCACAAACGCAGCGACCGTATGACCAAGATTTGCACTGCCACCCTGCAGCCTGGTAGTCATTGCCCCCATTGGCTCACGTTTTTATCGGATGTAACCGGGGGTGACCAAGCGCAAATTAACTACTTGCAAAAAGTGTTTGGCTACTGCCTGACTGGCTCAACCCAAGAGCACGCCTTGTTCTTTTTGTATGGCACAGGTGCCAATGGCAAGTCGGTCTTTGTGAATACGATTTTTACCATCATGGGTGACTACGCTGCCAATGCGCCGATGGACACATTTATGGAGTCGCGCGGTGATCGCCACCCTACCGATCTGGCAGGACTTCGTGGGGCACGCTTTGTAGGAGCCACTGAGACCGAGCAAGGTCGGCGCTGGAACGAGTCCAAAATCAAAGAGATCACTGGCGGCGACCCGATTTCTGCACGTTTCATGCGCCAGGACTTTTTTACCTTTGTGCCACAGTTCAAGCTGCTGATTGCTGGTAACCACAAACCGGCGATTCGGAATATTGATGAGGCAATGCGGCGGCGTCTGCACTTGATTCCGTTCACCATCACGGTGCCACCAGAAAAACGTGACAAGCAGTTGCAAGCAAAGTTACTCACCGAACGTAATGCAATCTTCGAGTGGGGCGTGCAAGGCTGTCTGGCCTGGCAACGTGAAGGACTGATTCCACCCGAAAGCGTGGTTGCTGCAACCAAGGAGTACTTCGAATCAGAGGATGCGCTGGGTCGCTGGCTGGAGGAGAAATGCACCTTCACCAAAAGTGCACGTTCACTCACCAGTGAGCTGTTTTCTGATTGGAAACAGTGGGCCGATGCATCGGGTGAATTTGTCGGTACGCAGCGCAGATTTTCTGACTTACTGCTGACCCGCGGCTTGGAAAAGTGGCGTAACTCGGCTGGTATTCGTGGCTATCAAGGCATTGGATTAAAGAACCCCAGTCAGCCCAGTTATGTGCCGTACATCGATAACTGACGCATTGACGCAATCCTTCCTTAGCAAGGTGACATGCCCAAATCAATCATGTGCGAACGGTAGTTATTGCGTCAGCCACGTCAGTCGAAACCCAATTCCGACGTACCGGGCACAGTCAAAGATTAGTTTCTCACGCGAGGCGCTAGGCGCGGGTCATAAAAACCAACCTTTGAATGTGTCGAATGCGTCAGTCATAACTATTTAGATAAAACATCATGAATCACACCACCACACTCGCCCTGGATCTGGGCACCACCACTGGCTGGGCACTCCAAACCAGAGATGCCCACATCACACACGGCTTCGTCAGCTTCAAATCCCAGCGCTTTGAAGGCGGTGGCATGCGCTTCCTGCGCTTCAAGCACTGGCTGGCAGAAATCAAAACCATGACGGGCGAGATCAACGCTGTGTACTTTGAGGAAGTACACCGCCATGTGGGTGTCGATGCTGCCCACGTCTATGGCGGCTTGATGGCGACACTGACCACTTGGTGCGAGCACCACCGCATCCCGTACCAGGGCGTGCCAGTGGGCACGATCAAGAAGCACGCCACCGGCAAAGGCAACGCTGGCAAGGCAGAGGTCATTGCTGCCATGCGTACCCTGGGTCACCCCGTTACCGACGACAACGAAGCCGATGCCCTGGCCATCCTGCACTGGGCACTTGACCAAAACAACGAGATGGACTCCTGATATGAAAATCCCCTCCCCCCACTATCAATCGCCGTTGGGACGCTTACAACCCACCGTCACCGACCTGGACAGCATCAAGCAACGCGGCTGGCGTGACCAAAACATTCTGGTGGTCAATGCTGCCGACGAGCGACTGGACTACCTTGAACGTGAACTGGTGCAACGCATCGGCGAGCGTTTGTATGGCACACCAAGGAGGCATCATGGCTGATCGCAACACACCATGGACACCCGAGGACGTGGCCAACCGCTTTGTTGATGCTGCTTTGACGGCTCGGCGGCTGCCTTCGGCCAACGTGCAGGGCTACTTCAACGCATGGCCCACCATTGTGCGCTGCCAATGGGAGTTGCTGGCAACCGAAGACCGTCCTGTTTTGCGTATTCCACCCTCACCCAAGGACATTGATGACATGCTGGAAGTCATGCGCTGGGTGCAGTGGCTGGAGGTGGAGCAACGGCACCTGGTCTGGATGCGTGCCAATCGGTACGGCTGGCGCGACATCTGTGCCCGGTTTGGCATGGGCAGAACCTCTGCGTGGCAACTGTGGCATAAGTGTCTCGAACTGCTGTCAGAAAGGCTCAACCAAGAGCAGCCAAGCCCTCGATGGCAGCAGCGCTGAGTCGCAACCGTTCCAAGACCATGGGGCAAGCAGCGTAACACTTGCCCTACTTGTCCCGCCTTTAGCCAGCTTGTCCTTTTGGGCATCAAAATAGCAGTGAACAAATTGCAGAAATTACGGTACATTTATCGCTATGGTTGGCAAAAACCGTGAATTTATCGCTAACACTTCGCGCTGCCCTAGGTAAAAGGGGTCCTTCTTTCGCAAAATCCTATGCGGGGGGCAACAGCGCAACACCCGCCCACCGTCAGACTGCAAACCAGAGTTTGCATGGGTTTGCACCAGCAGGTTTGCACCTTCATTACCCCTACGCTGCGGGATGGAAAGCTTTACATAAATTGGCAGCAAAAGCGCGGATAGACTGATTTGCGGAGATAAACCGACCTATTCGCCGTAATAATTGCAGCGAATACTTTGGATTTGCGGCGAATACAAGCCATAATCACCGCATGAATGACGGCGATAACCTTTACATCTGGCAAGCTTCTGACTGGCCACAATGGCGTTATGACTTGTCCAAGCTAGTAAAACCGCTGGCTGATGTCAGTCATGCGCAAGGTTTACTGCTGGGGCGGCTTGCTGATGTGGGCATGGCTTTACGGGACCAAGCCAGTCTGGCGGCGCTGACCGATGACGTGCTTAAAACCAGCGAAATTGAAGGTGAACAACTCGATGTCGCATCGGTACGCTCTTCCATTGCACGCCGCTTGGGTGTCGATATTGGCGCGCTCGCACCAATCGACCGTAGCGTTGAGGGTGTTGTTGATATGGTGCTGGATGCTACCGTGCGCTGTGATGCAGCGCTAACACCAGAGCGGCTATTTGACTGGCACGCAGCCTTGTTTCCTACCGGCTTTAGCGGCTTATCGCGGATTCGAGTTGGCGCATGGCGTGATGATGCAACCGGGCCAATGCAGGTCATTTCAGGCCAAGGACGGCGTCAGCGGGTGCATTTTGAGGCGCCGCCTGCCAGCCGATTGGCTGCAGAGTTGGATCGCTTGATGGATTGGGTCAACGCATCAGATGCATCGACATCTGAACCGGCCCTGATCAAAGCCGGACTGGGTCATCTTTGGTTTGTCACCCTGCATCCGTTTGACGATGGCAATGGCCGTATCGCCCGTGCGATTGGCGACTTGCTACTTGCGCGCGCCGATGGGTGCCCGCAACGCTTTTACAGCCTATCGGCGCAAATTCAGCGTGAGAGCACGAACTATTACGACATACTGGAGCGCACGCAAAAAGGCACAATGGATGTGACCGAATGGTTGATGTGGTTCCTTGGCACACTGCACCGTGCTGTAAACCATGCCCAGCATACGCTGGATGCAGTATTAACCAAAACTAAATTCTGGCAACGCTGGTCGGGTACGCCGTTCAATGAACGACAGATCAAACTACTCAACCGACTACTCGATGGTTTTGAGGGAAAGCTCACCAGCAGCAAATGGGCGTCGATTGCCAAATGTTCGCCCGACACTGCCCTGCGCGATATCAATGAATTGATGGTGCTGGGCATCCTGCGTAAGATGCAAGCAGGCGGACGCAGTACGGCTTACGAAATCGCTGATTGAAAGTGGGATGACAAGCATGCTTGCATCCTGACACGCATCTTATTTTTTGATTCTTTCTGAACCCGCCCTCGGAGTAATCTGTCGGCGGGTTTTTACGTTCAACTCCTAAGCTTGGCAGACCCTTGCGATTCTGGCTGCCCGTCATAGGTTTCACAGACCTGTGCGGGTCGCACTTTTTTTTGGAAAGCTCAAACCCGTGAATCCCCTCAACGTCGAGTACCGCAAGGTGGACGCGTTAATTCCCTTTGCCCGCAACCCTCGCACCCACAGCGAGGAACAGGTGGCAAAGATCGCAGCCAGCATCGCCGAGTTTGGTTTTACGAGTCCGATCTTGGTCGACGGCAACAACGGTGTGATAGCCGGACATGGCAGGCTCGGTGGTGCGCGCAAGTTGGGGCTGACGGAAGTGCCGGTCATCGAACTGGGGCACCTGTCGCCCACCCAGAAGCGCGCCTACGTCATTGCCGACAACCGCCTGTCACTCGATGCCGGATGGGACGAAGAAATGCTGGCCCTTGAGCTGACTGAATTGTGTGAATCCGGTTACGACCTGGCACTCACCGGTTTTGAAGATGCCGAGATCGAATCCATGATGGCAGAGCACATCGACAATGAGAACAACGACGAACAAGCGGACGATAATTCCGACGACGGTTCTGTCGCACCGGATACTGGTGACGAAGTTCCTGACGCACCAGTCAACCCGGTATCCCGAACCGGTGATGTCTGGCTGCTCGGGTGCCACCGCCTGATTTGTGGCGATTCCGGTGACCCGGCAGTGGTCGCTGCCCTGATGCAAGGCGAGTGCGCCGCGCTGTGCTTCACCTCCCCACCCTACGGTACCCAACGCGACTACACCGATACGATAGTTGATTGGGACGGCTTGATGCGCAGCGTCTTCGCCAATCTGCCCATGGCTGCCACCGGTCAGGTGCTGATCAATCTGGGGCTGATCCACCGCGAGCAGGAAGTTGTCTCATACTGGGATGGCTGGCTGTCCTGGATGCGCCAACAAGGTTGGCGGCGCTTTGGCTGGTACGTTTGGGATCAGGGTCCGGGTTTGCCGGGCGACTGGAGCGGTCGCTTAGCGCCGGCGTTTGAATTCGTGTTTCACTTCAATCGGAAAGACTCCGAAGTGCGCAGACCCAATAAGAATGTACCCTGCATCTACGCCGGGCGCGACACGCATCTGCGTGGTGACGGCACCAGTGGTGGTGGCATGCGCAACAAAGATGGCAGCAAAACCGCGTGGAACCATGTCGGCACGCTCACCCAAGACACCAAGATCGCCGACTCCGTGATTCGCATCATGCGCCACAAAGGCAAAATCGGTCAGGGCATTGATCACCCAGCTGTGTTTCCGGTGGCACTGCCCCAGTTCGTGATGGAAGCCTACTCGGACTCAAACGACATTGTGTTCGAGCCCTTTTGCGGCAGTGGCACAACCATGCTGGCCGCACAGCGCAGTGGTCGCCAGTGCCGACTGGTCGAGATCGCGCCGCAGTACTTGGACGTAGCCATCATTCGCTTCCAGCAAAACTTTCCCGATGTGCCGGTAATGCTGGCAGCAACAGGCCAGAGCTTCAAGGCGGTTGCTGCAGAGCGACTTGAGCCAGCCACCCTATCCAATCAATCCACAGAGGCAAATCCATGACCGCATCCTGGCTGGCCCACAAAATCGAACAGTGGCCAACCGCCAAACTGCTGCCGTATGCTAGAAACGCCCGCACCCATTCGGAAGAACAAGTGGCACAAATCGCTGCATCCATCGTGGAGTTTGGCTTTACCAACCCCATTCTGGCTGGCAGTGACGGCATCATTGTGGCGGGCCACGGCAGATTGACAGCGGCACAGAAACTCGGACTGGAAGTTGTTCCGGTGGTCGTGCTCGACCATCTGACACCCACCCAGCGCCGTGCCCTGATCATTGCGGACAACCGCATTGCTGAAAACGCAGATTGGGACGATGCGATGCTACGGGTGGAACTCGACGCGCTGCGCGATGATGATTTCGATTTATCGCTGACTGGCTTTGATGCCGATGCGCTGGCCGACCTGTTCGAGGGCGAAGAAGGCGACACAGGCCAAACCGGCGATGATGAGGCACCTCCAGTGCAAGAGTCAGTTATCTCGCGCCCTGGAGACGTCTGGCTGCTCGGTGACCACCGTGTGTTGTGTGGCGATGCCACTGATGCCAGAAGTTATGAACTGCTGCTGCAAGGCAATGCAGTGGACATGACGGTGACAGACCCACCCTACAATGTCAATTACGCCAACAGTGCCAAGGACATGATGCGTGGCAAGGACCGCGCTATCCTCAACGACAACCTAGGCGCAGGCTTTTATGACTTCCTGCTGGCAGCACTCACGCTGATTCGTTCACCCCAACTGGCAGGTGGTATGGCTTCTAGCTTAAGTGTATGA